TCGACAAGGAAATTTCGCTGCTGGTTTGCGGTGAGGATGAGGCTGGACAGGCTGAGGCTGGTTCACGGGCTTCCTCTCAGGTGGCGAACCTTGTGCGAGTGATTCGTGCCTCCGAATTGGCACAGCTTATCTCTCAGACCCTGAGTGACACCCTCATCCGCTGGATTGTGGATCTCAACTACGGTGTAAACGTTGAGGCTCCAAAGATCAGCCGTCAGTTCCGTCTTGAGGAGTCCACTCTAACGATGGCAGACATCTCACTGATGATTCAGTCGGGATACAAACCGAAGAAGGATTGGATTGAGAATCACTTTAAGGTTGAACTTGCTGAGGAAGAAGATTTTGAAGCAGCAGCACCACAGGCTGAAGGCGCACCTGAGAGTTATGATCCTGAAGCAGACGGAGATCTCTACGATAAGATTTTCGGTGGTGACGAGGAGGAGAAACCGTTCGGTGATGAAAAAATCACAGAGGATGAGGCGGTTTCAGAATCCGAAGAATAGACCAGGGTAAAACGTATTCAGTTCCTACCAATAGGGGAATCCACCAGGGGAGACAAAGCTTCGCACCCCCAACCAAATCCTATTGACAGTTTAATCAGGCCATGTTCACAAAACGCGTACACGTGTTTATGGCGGGAGATCAAACTTCCGCCCAAGGTGTGGCCCGGTCCTTTAGCCCCAAGGATCTTGATCAGGTCGTAAAATCTTACGATCCCAAAGTCCACGAGGCTCCCTTGGTGCTAGGCCACCAAGGCGACTCCGACAGTCTGCCCTCCTATGGGTGGATCAAAGGCTTTGAGCGTGAAGGTGATAACCTCTACGCTAATGTCGCCTTTACTGATGTCGCCAAAGACCTAGTCAAAGATGGTCACTACCGCAAAGTTTCCATCTCTTTCTACTCTCCCGATTCACAAATCAATCCCCATCCCGGTCAATGGACCGCTCGCCACCTGGCTCTGCTCGGCGCAGCTCCTCCGGCCGTGAAAGGACTTGAGCCTTTCAATTTTGCCGAGTGGGATCAGCGTGTTGGAGTCTACGACTTCGCAGTTGCTCTCAACCCCGAGCAGGTATTCGATGAGGATCTCGGTCCCACGATGATTCGTGAACTGAGCCCAATGGAGATGCTGAAAGAGAAACTGGATGCCGCACGGAGTGAGATGCAGGCCGAGGTCAACAAACTCACTGACAACACCAGTCCAGAAGCGGAAACAGAAGATGCTTCCGCCGAAGTTGAAGCACAGGAGGATAGTGCCTCCGAAGTAGAAAACCCCAGCAATCCAGCAAACTATTCGGAGCGTCCCCGTCGTGGCGACAATGCTCGTTCAGTTGCTGCACTTGAAGACCAATTCCCAGTGGAATCAAAGTTCATGGAACACGAAGGCATCAGTCGCAAAAAGAAGTCTACACCTCACGGACAAGTTTCCCAGGTTGTAGAGAACGTTTACAAAGAGACCGAGGATGAGCGTAAAGCCGCTGCTGACCGCAGTGCTGAAGCCCGTCGTCAGAAAAAGGAAGGCTTCCCTGAGAAAGCCAAAATGACCAAAAAGGTCATGAAAGTGGAAGACGAAGCTCTCTCTGCTGATCATGAGGAGATGGGCGCTGACAATCCCAAGATGCGCAATCCCCGCATGCAACCCGGCAAAGTCAACTACGCTGAGGGTGGCCCGAAGAATTATGTGGGCGCTGACCGTTACGACACCTCCAAGTCTGACGAGCAGGACGAAGACCGTTACGATGACGGTAAGACTTCCGAAGAGAACGCCAGCAACGGCCGTTACAAGATCGCTCGTGGTAAAGAGCAGCATGATGCTGGTCGTCCCGCAGCTAAAAATAGCGAGCAGGACAATGACCGTGTGTCGAAGGGACAGTACAAAGACCCCGAAAATGAGGGTCGCTACACCGACGAAGAAATGGATCAAGTTTACAACGCAGACCAGTACGACGACGACGTCGACTATGGTGTGAATGACGCCAAGACAGCTTCGGGTTCCAACCCTGCTGGCCGTGAGGATTCTGACACTAAGATGCCCACCGAAGTGGAAGAAATGCCTTCCGATGAAGTGTTCGGTGTTAAGGTGAAGAACGTCAAAGATGCTGATAACGCTCGCGTTATGTACATCAAGGGCGGCGAGAAGATGCCTAAGTCCCACGGTGGTGGTATCAAAGGCTCCGTGATGGCCGACTACGCTGAGCCCGAGCCTGCTGAGGTGACCGGTAAGGAAGGTGTCTACGCCGAAGGCAAGAAGAAGATCCTCTCGGGCGAATTCGAGGGTGGCCCGAATGAGATGACCAAAAAGTCTGGTGGTGTGTTCTCTGAGGAGCATGCTGAGTCCTACCGCGGTGAGCCTAAATCCAGTAAGAAAGCCCTGACACCTGGCGCTTTTGACTCAGATCAAGACGAAGAGCCCGCTGAGATGACCGGTCCTGGCGGCGTAACTGGTGGCGCTGACCACCGTGAACTGCCCCCAGCTCTGAAGAAGCGCGCCCAAGAAGTGAAAGAGCAAGGCCACTTCGCTGAGGATCATGCTGAGCTTGAGCATCAAGCTGGCATTCCTAAGTCGAAGAAGGATCAGCTTTCTGGCGAGTACGAAGGTGGCGTGGCTGAAGAGACTGGCCCCTCCGGCGTAAGCACTGGCTACGCTGAGCACGAAGAGAACGACAATCCCTACACCCGTACCGGTTTCGGTTCTACCTACAAGGAAGACGAAGCTGACATGGATGAGGAAGAGTTCTGTGATATGCCCATGGGCAAAGGCAAGAAGGCGATGATGCCTGAGTATGCCGAATTCATGGAGCAACTCGAAGCTCTGAAGGCTGAGAATGCCCGCATCAAGCACGAGTACCGTGAGGCCCAAATCGCACGTAAGCGTGACCAAATCCACAGCTTTGTGGAAGGTCTGTACGAGCAAGGCAAGATGGTTGACTCTATCATCCCTGAGCGCAAACTCATCGAGTTCGCCGAAGGTCTGGAGTTTGGTGTGCTGGAATTCTCTGAAGGTGAGACCGCCACTGGTCTGCTGTTCAGCATCCTGGACAACCTGCCGAACCTCGTGGACTTCAGCGAGTACGCTGGTGGTTCCATGAAGTTCGTGGACGAAGCCGATCTCGATCCTCACCAGAAAGCTCTCTCGATGGTGGAGAAGTCTGGCGGTGAGATGGATTATGTCGAAGCCCTGAAGAAGGCGATGTACTCCTGAGATGGATACGCTCTCGATGATTGGTCTAGCTACCCGTCAGAGAGAGACCTATTTCAAGCAAGCTGAGCGTCTGGCGAAGAAATTCCCAGACCTCAGCCAACTTGAGCAACGGATGGAGGCTGAGAGTAGAGTCATCGTCAAAGGTCTTCGTGACCGACAGATGAAATTTGAGGAGTACGAACGTGCTCTGATTGACAAAACCCTCACTTCCGCTCTTGCGGCTCTCTACTTGGGCGCGGGCGACAGTCAGCCTAAACAAAAAATGGAGACAGCTTGGCCATCGATCGTTGGCAACATGCTGCCTCCTCTCAGCGTCTTCTTGAAGGAGACAAAGGACTACATCGATGATGGTGTGTTGAAGTACGGTGATGACTCCCTCGATTTCGCTGATGTGGCGGATGTTTTGTCCCCAGATACCGGAATCGACCCAGAATTCCCTGAGAGGTGGATGAACACCTCACCCGAGGAACAAGCCGCGATTGAGACTACACGGAGAAATGCCGTGGGCAGAACTTGGCCTTCATTACTTGGACGAGTCCTCCGCTACACCGCTTCTCCCGCTTACAGTTTCTTTAGCACAGGCGAGTTCATGGACCGCCAGCAGAAGGGATACAAGGAAATGCGCCGCATCGCCCGAGGAGACGAACGAGTCTGCCCGGACTGTAGAAACTACCATGAAGCGAGTTGGCAACCGATGGGATCGCTCCCTATGCCTGGTAAGGGCTGCCGTTGCTGGGATCGTTGCCGTTGTCACATGGAATACCGCTAGGGTAAAACCAAAACACAACCCACAAACAACATGACCGTTCTTCACAGTCACCACATCGTTCCAAAGCACGCAGGTGGAACTGACGACCCTTCTAATCTCATCCAAGTCACCGTAGAGGAGCATGCAGAGTTACACTTCGCAAGATACCTCGAATATGGAGAATTGGGAGATTGGCTGGCAGCTTTTGCGCTGTCAGGTCAGATGTCCCACGCTGAAGCAATCGCCGAGGCCCGAGCAGACTGGATCGCACGAAACCCCGAACACCACAGAAATGCTGGAAAGAAGGGTGGACGTGCGCCTTGCTCTGATCTCTCAAAAGCTATTGCTACAGAAACCGCCAGAGCTTTGGGGAAAAAGCCGTGGTGGACCAACGGAGTTAAGTCAACTCGATCCGACACTTGCCCAGGTGAGGGTTGGAGTCGAGGACGACGAACGGCGACATTTCACCCATTAAAGTCCCATTGAATTTGAGACATGTTTACTTCGACTAATGCTGCCCCGGCCTACGGAAAACAATACATCCGTTTCGCCGAAACCTTCACCGCCGACCCTTCAGTCGCCATCGGTGAATTTCGTTGCGTGAGCGGTGGTACCGCCGCTGGTACTTGCACCCTGCCTGGCGCCACCCCCACCTCCATCCTGGGTGTGAACCAAGCCTTCATCCCCCTGTTCGCTGACGCTCCTGCTAGCCCCCGTCTGGCCACCGTTGCTACCTCCGGTCTGCTGCTCGTGGAAGTGGATCCCGCTTCCGCCGCTATTGCCTTCAACACCCCTCTGCTGGTGAATGCAATCGGTCAAGCCAGCGCTTCCGGCACAGCCGTTCAAGCCGATGGAACCGTCCCAACAATCCGCGACATCATCGACATCGGTGGTCGTCGTATGGTGACTGTTTCCTTCAGCTGAGTAATCTGGTTGTTAATCGCTTGGCGGCTCTTTTTCAAGGGCGTAAGCCCAAGCGGTTGCAACCCGTTGAAATCAATCTTATAGATTTTCGGAGTACTCCCTCCCATGATGAACCTAGCCCAAACCTATGCGGGCGTAGATCCTATTCTGACTACGCTTGCTCAAGGTTTCATGTTGCCGGCGACAAATATCGCCAACTTCATTGCTCCCGTTGTAGACACCCCTACTCGTGCTGGCCGCATTCTGCGCTTCGGCAAAGAGCAGTTCGCCATCAACGACTTCCGTCGTGCATATGGCACCAACATTCCGTACGTGCAGACACGTTACGACAGCGAGCCCTACGCCCTGGAACAGGAAGTGGTGGCTTGGGAACTGCCGGAAGAAGTCATTGAGAACGCTGGCGAAGGCCCCGCTCAGGTAGACCTGCGTGCGATCGAAACTCGCAACGCAATGTCCCGCCTGATGAACGCCTACGAGAAGACCGTGGCTGAAGTGGTGACCGTGACCGGTTCCTTCAACCCCTACGAGCCTTACAGCGGCGTTCCTGGTTCACAAACCGGCCTCGGTTTCGAAACCTTCACCCAGTTCCAGACCTCCTACGGTGCTTCTGCTGGTGC